AGCGCATGGCCCTGGACATGCGTCGCACTGACACACCAATCCAGAACTTTGTTGGTACCTTGTCTTGGATATCGCACCTCGGACTGTCGCCGTCTTTCGCCATCATAAACGCCACGCAGCCGTGGCTGGTGACCGGGCCGGTGCTGGCTGGCAAGTTCGGTATGACCAGCGCAACCAAGGCGCTGGCCTCCGGGTCGCAGGACGCCATGCGTATCCTGAAAGATGCGCGCTACAAGGAAGGTAAGTGGGATGCTTGGTCCGGTATCAGTGAGAACACACTGGCAAGCAAAGAAGAACGGACTATGCTGCGCGAGCTGATGAAGCGCGGTATTGTGGATGAGGGTGCGCAGAACGACCTGACCATGTTCGCCAACGACCGGCACCGCTGGTTCAACACCGCCAACCGCTGGATGGGATGGCCTACGCAGCAGATCGAACTGGTCAACCGCACGGCAACTGCACTGGCAGCGTTCCGCTTGGCGCGAGACAACGGCAAGGGTATGAGCTACGACGATGCCATGAACTACGCGTACGACACCACTGTCGGTACGCAGTTCGACTACTCTGCCGAAGGCACGGCACGGGTTATGCGCGAGGGTGGCGGTATCCCGATGGCCCGGTTGATTTTCCAGTTCCGCCGTTATCAGCAAGGCATGCTGTACCTGCTGGTGAACAACTTCAAAAAAATGGCCTTCGCCCCAGGTGAGCGCAAGCAGGCAGCGGCAACGCTGGGCTACTTCGTCATGGCAAGCGGTATGGCCGCTGGTGCGCTTGGGCTGCCGTTCCTTGGGACGGCACTGGCACTGGCGAACCTGTTCATCGACGACGATGACCCGGAAGGCGACGCCGAGACACGGCTGCGCAATATCATCTACCACATGACGGGTGGCGACAAGTACCTGTCTGACATTCTGGCAAAAGGCGTACCCGCTGCCTTCGGGGCTGATCTGTCAAAACGTATCGGTCTTGGTGATGTGGCGTCACCGTTCCCGATGATGCGCTTCGAGGGCGCGCGCACAGGCCGCGCCAAAGCAGGGGAGGCTGCGATCAATGTGCTTGGTCCGTCAGGCGGCATGGCCGCAAGTTTCTTCGACGCGATGACGCTGTTCGGGGAAGGCGACTGGTACAAGGGGGTGGAGAAGTTGGTGCCCAAGTTCGTCATGGACCCGATGCGCGCAGCACGCTACGCCAAAGACGGTATGACGGATGGCAATGATACGCCGACCGGAACGGATATCGGTGGCTGGGATGTGTTCTTGAAGTCGCTGGGCATTGCACCCACGGCCGAGGCGAACTACTACGAGGGTACTGCTGCCATGAAGAACGTGGTGGCCGCGACATCCACCCGCAAAGGCAACATCGGCAACCGGTACCGCACCGCGCTGCGCAGCGGCGACATGGCTGACGTCCGCAAGGAGATCGTCAAGTTCAACAAGGACCACCCGGAGAACCAGATCACGCCGCGAACCGAGCGCGAGTGGCGCAACGCTGCAAGGAACGCCGTGAAGAACCGTGGCGAGAAATCAGGTGTGAAATTAGGCACCAAGACAACAGAGCCTTACAACAAGCTTGCAGCATTTGCGCAGTGACTTATAATTCACCGGCGTAAGTACCTCCCTGCAGTGCAACTGGCACTGTTTCAAGCCCTCCCAACCGGGGGGCTTTTTTTATCAAGCTGATGAGGTACCGCGTCCACGCGTACCACGCTGCCTTCTTTTCCTGCGCATACTCGCCACGGTCGTACACGGCCAGCACACCTGTCAGCTTGTGGTTCAGACATTTCTCTCCGATGTGCGGCATCACACCAAGGTCCGCCATCCTGGTACGCATGGTGCGTCGCAGATCGTGCGGCGTGAACCCGTTGGCGAACTTCATGTAACGGGTGGCGTGCGACAGCGTCTGACCGGCCATGCCTTTAAATGGCGTGCTTCCGTAGTGCTTGAAGGCGTAGTTCAGTATTAGGGTAATCCCGTAGTTGAGGTACACCTTCATCTCAGTATCTGTCTTTGTGACTTCAACGGGCTGCGTCCAGGTTCGCCACGTGATGTGTTTCGTGTTGATGCTGCGAATTTCCTGTGAACGCTGCCCGGTCAGCAGTGCCAGGGCCAGGGCCAGCCGGGTCTTCTCGTCGAAGCCGGTTGTCTTCTGGCGCGCAATGGACCAGTTGTTTCGCAGTATGCTGATCAGCTCGACCAGCTCGTCGTCAGTGAGTACGCGGTTACGGGATTTTTCTTTGCCGCCGATGGCTTTCGGGCGGATTCTTTCGGCCGGAGAGTTTTCCAGCCAGCCGCTGTCAATGGCGTAGTTGAACAGCAGCTTGGTGTCCGTGAGAACGCGGTTCGCCTGCACAGGGGCAGTGGCCGCGATGGACTTGAGATGGGTAGCGATCTCGGCGCGTGTGATGGACACAAGGGTGCGTGCGCCGAACGTCGGTATGAGGTGCAGATCAAGGCGCTGCTCGACCTGCTTGGGGCTTTTGTACTCGCGCTTGATGTGCTTGATCCAGTCCTTGTAGCACTCGTTGACGGTGACGGTCTTGAGCGCAGCTGCGTCGCGCAGGGCTTGCGCAGCATCTCTTGCCTGCTTGAGGCTGAGAGTTGGGTATGAGCCCAGTGCCACCCACTTCGTCTTGCCTCTGTGCTTGCTGCGGTACATGAAGGTCTTGCTGCCCGACACCGCGACGCGCAGGTAAAGGCCGTCGCCGTCTGAGTAGAATTTGTCCTTGCCGTCTGGCTTGTAGTTTTTGATCTCTCTGTCTGTTATTCCCATGGCTTCCTACCAAATGTTGTGACACTTTATGTGACACTTGGGTGGTAGATTACCATAGTTTCTAGTAGACGTCTATAGACACATTCCCAATTAGATCAACAACTTAGAGTTGGTGCTATACCCCCCTAGAGGGGTCTATACTGATTTGGGACCAGAGGGTCGAAGGTTCGAAGCGCAGCCTGGAAGCGTCTATACTGATTTGGGACCAGAGGGTCGAAGGTTCGAATCCTTTCGCCCCGACCATATAAATCAAGTACTTACAGCAGTTTCAGCAGCCTCCAAACCTGAATCGGTGACACTTGTAGTGACACTTTGGTTCGCGGTAGGCAGGGCCACCACGTTGGTCATATCGGCAGTGTCACCTTCCTCAAACTCAACAATCTTGGAGTAGTCGAACTCGTAGCAGGGTGCCTGCGGTCGTGAAACTGTGGTGCCGCTGCCGATGTTGAGCATGCGCGTTGTGACAGGGGTTGTGGCGTCGAAGTACCCGCGCTTCTGCATCTCTGTGAGCATGATGCTGGCCTGAATGCGGCGGTGCGCAGTCCACTCTTTCAGGCAGTTTGCCGTCACCACAAAGCGCCTGTCGTCCAGCGCCTTGCGCGCAACCGGGGGTGTGGCTGTGTTGAGGTACTCCAGTGGCACCTCCGGCGCATGACTACGCTTGCCAGGGCCTGTCTTCATGTACTTGCTGACGATGGTGCGTCCATGCAGGCTGGCAATGAAGTCGGAGATCGTCCCCTCCCAGTCCGATGCGTTGATGTTGTCGCGCAGCTTGAGCAACTGCCGCTCGGCGTACTTGACCATGGCGTCCACGTCCCACTTGATGTAGCCTCTGCGTTTGGCCAGCATGGCTGCTGCCTTGACCACCACGATCAGGTCTTTGTAGAACCGGATATTGGAGCGGTCGTTGGGGTCGATCATGTAGGCTTCACGCATCTTCTCCAGCATAGCTGAAATCTTGGTACGGTTGTCAGCGAGAAACTGAATCCACTCACGCCCGACACAGCCGTAGTTGTCTTCCAGAATGTTCTTCTCCACCATGGTCTTGTTGACACCATAAAAAGTGGTGTGCAGGTCCTGCTCCAGAATCGTCAGCTCAAAGGCGCGCAACTGGGTTGCTTTGGTTGAGAATGAGCTGCGCAGCGCCTCCAGCACTTCATGCAGTTTGTCGTTGGAGTTAATGATGGCGATGGTGTCCCAGAAGTATGGGTTCTCCATCATCTTACCGGTCGTCGTCATCCTATCACGGTACATGCCGTTGGCGATCATGTGGATGATGGCGGCGACCTTTGGCGGCTCAACCCCGGACATCTCGTCCAGCACACACGGCAGGTGACGCAGGGAACCGATCTTCAAGCTGATGGCGTTGACCGTGTCGCCCTGGCCCTCTTGGCTGATGCTGGCGTTGAATTTCAGGTTCTGCGCGTAGCCGTAGATGGACATGGCAACCAGGCAACTTGTGGTTTTGGCCGCACCCGAGTCACCGTGCAGCACAACCGGGATGCCATGCCACTCACCGCCGCTCGGTACCAACGAGACAAGCGGTGCAGCAAAGCTGGCCGCGATCAGGAACTGGTACGCTTCCGCGCCCTGGCGGTTGTAGATGTGGTCGATCAAGCGCACCCACTCCTGTGTCGTGCCCTTCGTGCGGAACGCGTCTTGGATGGCTGGCGTGACCGTTGGCGCAAGCAGAATCTGCTTGGGTTTCTTGTGCCGCGCAAACAGCGTGTCGCCCAGCGCGAACTCGCCCGTCAGGTCGCTGCGCACAGCAGGCTTGATCGTGGACCAGCCAAGGGTGGGGTAGGTCGGGGTTTCCATCTGGTTGGAGTACAGCAGGTCCTGCGTGTACCGAATCACTTCCTGCATCTTGTCCATAGCTAACTTGCCTCCGTAAATGTGCAACTCGACGGCTGAAAACTTGCTGCGCAGAATCTCTGCGGCCGTTACGTCAGCGCTGTCGATCATGAAGGTTTTGAACGGCTGGCCGGGGTACTGCTCATAGGCGACCTCCAGTTGCCACGCACCGCCAGTTGTGCGAACCCGGCGCATCACCTGCCAGTACCGTGAGCAGAATGGCACGTGCTTGTAGGTACCGTCGTCCTGCGCTGCGCTGCGGGTCATAGCGCCGTTGGCGAACCCGACCTTTGTGACCTTGGCGATGGAGTCGCGTATCCACTGTGCACCGAACTCCCACACAACGTCTGTGTTCGGGACGAATGGGGCATCTTCTGTGCCGGATGGCAGGTCCGCCACCAGCGGTACCTCGGGGGTGCCAAGCATGATGGGCGACTTGCCTTTGCCGTTGTGCACACACGAGGCGCACTTGTCGCTGTGCTTGCTGAACTCGTCGCAGGTGGTTGGACCGGCGTTCCAGTCGGTCAGGGCTTTCGGCGCGTCTGCTTTTTCGTGGCCGGTGGCGGCGCGGTTGCGCGTCCAGTGCACAGCCACCTCGTCCGGGCCAACGCAGTGCTTAGCCACGCCCATGGCGCGCCACCAGATTTCGTAGGACACATCACCACCAGATGACGCAACTTCGCCCAAGACCGGGCAGTGCTCGGCGATGACGTCGCCGCTGGAAGGCGGGTACTCTTTGTTGCCCACGAGCTTGTTGGTCGCCTTGACCTTGTCCTTTGCCTTGACGGGTTGGGACTCTGTCAGCACGCCGTTGGCGTCAGCGTAGGCTTTCAGCTTTTGCCAGATTTCCGACGCCGGGACTTCTGTGCCTTCACGCTTGAGGACGACGTCCGTCGTGGTCGCCTTGTAGTTGTGGGTGCCGGGTACCCGCAGGATAGATGCCTTGTCTTGTGTACGACTGGTGTCATGCTTGACACCGTAGTGATCCAGACATGCAGCAAATAATCCAGCCATACGATCCCACTGCTCGGGAGCGATGGGCTTGCTGAGCGCGACGTACTCATGGACACCGTTGCCCGAGTCGACAACCCAGGTGGGTGGTAGGCCCACGGCGTTCCTGAACTGCTCAAAGTGCGCGGCGGCTTCCTTTTTGCTGGCGTACGGTTTCTTTTCGCCGACGTCGAGGTCGAGCCAGAGAGATTTGATTGCTTTGACATTGTCGCCCTTCCGGTTGATGGGTGCCACGTATGTGGCACAGGCGTGATAGACATTTTTGCCAAGCTCGTCCCAGGTTTGGGCAGCGTCCAGCATGTCCTCTGCGGAGTCGTAGTAAAAATGCTCCGGTGCTTTCTTGAGGCCGTTCTTGAAGACGGCGAGTATGCGTACGCCAAATGACGGCAGTACGCTTTCATAGAAGTTATTGTTCACATGTCCCCCGACAGATGTTTACGTGTAAGTTAGTGCCGGTAACGATTATCCGGCGTACGTGTTGATGCTCGGTGCCCCGCAAGGGAGTTCAAGCCCGTACCGATCTGCGGGGGTCTTAGTCGTCGAAGTCCATGCTGTCCATCAAGCCACCGATCTGAGCTTCCAGACCAGAAGTGTCCTGAACGGGGGCGGCTTCAACTGCAACGGCAACCTTTTTCGTGGTCGACGCAGCAGCCATGGCTTTGTCGATCTGCGCACTCACATCTGCTTTGGGTGCGGCCGCTTTGGCGATGGCGGGTTTGGCGGCGACTGGCCGGGGGGCCACAGCAACAGGTGCGGGGGCCGGTGCTTGCGCTGCGGGTGCGTCCGGTTCATCGACAGCCTGCTCGGTTTCTGACACAGGTTTCACGCCGATGATCTTGGCCACGATATCCGTGGCGGCAGCGGCCTTGATCTGCTCCAGTTGCTCGGCGTCGCCGATGATGCCCACCGGACGGAAGGTCAGGGCAGGGTGCGCAACGCTGTAGTCGAAACCGATTTTGGTCACGACCTCGAACGGCTCCACACCACGCGCAGCCAGCAGCTTGCCGTATTCCTCCATGGCCTTCATCGAGGCAGCGGGAACGCGCATCAGCATGGGGTCAGCCGGGGTGTCTGGGGTGGCGATAGCCACACGACGCGAGTCGCTGCATGCCTTGCCCTTGCCGCCGTTGTCAGTGATGCGCGAACCCCACTGGTTGTGCGCGCAGGTGGCGCACTTCTTGGACTGCGGCTCGTCGGCGTCGGCTTCGGGCGCAATGCCGCTGTTGGAGTAGCAGGTGGGTTTGGCTTTCTCGCCTTCCTGGTAGCCGTTGGCGTAGAACACCTTGGACTTGTCCGGGTTGACGTCGATGACGACGACTTCGATGGACGCTGCCGGGTCTTCTTCGCCGGGCTTGGTGATCAGGGTGCGCTCGTCACCGCGCTGGATGTGGAACACCTTGCCCTTGATGCTGATGACAGGGAACCCGTCAGAGCTTGAGTTGCCGACCAGCTTGTTGCTGGTGAGTGGTTTGCGACGGCCCAGGATGGCAGGGAGTTCGGGGGTGTCAAACGGAATGATATTCATGGTAAGTACCTTTTATGGGTTAAGGTTGGTTGGAGTGAAACTGGGTTTTTGCTTTCGCCCTCACCGCCACAGCTTCTTCAAAGTTGGTGAAGTATCCTAACCTGATACGCTTTCCTGCGTTAGAGATTTCCGCGCCCCAGCGCTTGTCACGGGACAGCCAGTGAACGCCAGTAACGCCGGATTTACTGTCCGAGCGAATACCTGCGTTGCACAGATTCTCCTGCCGACTAACGCTCCGCAGATTGGACCAGCGATTGTCTGACCTGACCCGATTTATGTGGTCGATGTCTGCGACCGGCCACTGACCAGTCACATACAACCAAGCAAGCCGATGCGCTCGGTAAAGCCTTCCCAGCACGTATATGCGCGTGTACCCCTGTCCGTCATTGAACCCGGCATGTTTCCCCAAGCGGCTCTTGTGCACTGCTTGTTTATGGGTAAACACACCCGTTTCAGGGTCGTAGGTGTACCTTTGGCGTAACGTCTCTGCGGTCAAGTCCATCACGATTTCCTGAAATTTACAACACGCGTTTCACTGTAGTTGATTCCGGGTGGCAGGTCTTCGTTCGCACTCTTATACTGCTCAACAGCAGCCTTGGACACACGGCGCTCGATCAACTCGTACGCTTGGTGCTCTTTCACGAAGCCAAAGAACGTGTCCCAATCAGCAATGCTGGCCGAGGTGTGCGTAGCAGTGTACGCGGTGCCCTGATCCGTCTTGACTGAGTCCACGCCGATCTCACCGAATTTAATCAGCAAGAGGGCTTCGATTTTGTTCTGAAGCTCGTCGTACTTGGCCTTGTCCAGGTCGTACTTGGCTTTAAGCTGTGACTTCTTCTCGCGTACTTGTATGTACGTTTTGACCAGATCGTCCATCTTCATTTTGGTGTACCTCGTTTGTTTTGTTGGAAACTTTTACCATCAGCCAGGATGTCAACTCGTCGTCGACCCAACGCACACCGCGCGCCCTTGCGCTACCCAAACCAATACTGATGGGCCTCGGGAAAGTGGGGTCCAGACTTTGAATCCGGTAAACATTGCTGACGGCGCAGCTAAGTTTTTCTGCAACTTGTTTTACTGTAAGCAGGTTCATTTTGGTTTTCTCGGTTGGTGCTTGTCAGGGGGAAGGAACTATTCTATCGTCTTCAACCATGGACAGCAATATACCTTGCATCTTTTGTTTGTTTTTGAGTCGGTCGTAGGTCTTGTTCTCGATAGGGCTCCCTTCAATGTTGACGATAAGTTGTTGGCGCATCTGACTGGGGCGCGTGATACGGGCACACGCTTGGTCGTAGATTTCATTGGAGAAAATCGGCGCATACCAGATGATGGTGTTCGCCGCCGTCAGCGTCAGCCCGTGGCTCATGGCCGCAGGCTGGGCTACCAGCACCCTCGGGTCATCCGTGTGCTGAAAGGCTGAAAAAATCCGGTCGCGCTCACGCTTGCTCACATCCCCGTAAACACATTCGACAGTGATGCCGTTGAGCTCCAGGTACTTGGCCACGTTGGCAACCGCAGAAGTGAATGGCACGTAAACGATGGTCTTGCCGTCTGCCTCCTCGATGATCTCCTTAACCACTTCAAGTCGTGGTGTGGCGTCAAGCTCAACGGTGTTGCGGTCAGAGTCGTACGCTGCGCCACAGGCGATCTGAACCAGCTTGGATGCCTTCACCGCTTCATTGACTGCCAGCACTTCGCCGTTGGCGGCGGCGAACTTCAGCTTCGCCATCATGTCCTTGTACGCGGCATGCTGCTCTGGTGTCAGCGCAACGTGGCGGGTCTGAAACAGGCAGGGCGGCAAGTCAACACACTCGGCCCGGCTGAACCGGATGGACGGCTGCATGGCAGCGTGAACCACCTCCAGCGCGTTGGGCCGTGGTACCCACAGGAAGTTGTTCACCTGCTTCATCACAGTATCCTTGAACCGGTTGAAGTACGGCGGTACCGTGCTTGGCGTGACCAGTCTGCACTGCGCCCATGCGTCGGTTGGTGCGTTGGGTGTCGGCGTCCCGGTCATGCCCCAGCACCAGCGTGTGCCGCCAAGCTGCTTGTTGATCACGGTGTTGAGGAACTTCCAGCGGTCGGTGCTGGCGTTGCGCGCTGCTTGGGCAATCTCGTCTGACAGGATGAGGTTGATGTCCGACCTGTCCTTCATGTCGTCCAGGATGATCTTGAGGCCGTCGTGGTTGATGATGTAAATGTCGGCCGGTTGTTTCAGCAGCGCAAGGCGGCGCTTACGGTCGCCGTACACCACCACAGCGTCAAGGTGCGAGAAGTGCCGGAAGATTTCGTCGGCCCAGGTGCGCTCCATCGTTGACAGCGGACACACGACAAGCATCTTGTGCACTGCGCCGATACTGCGCAGGTAATCATAGGCCCACAGCGCGGCCATCGTCTTGCCCGTGCCCATCTCATTGAGCACATACGAGCGCGGGTGCAGCGTCAGGAACTCGGCCGTCTCCATCTGCGCCTTGAACGGGGCGTAGCTGCCTGACCAAGCGTAGTGGTACCGGATGGGTGAGGGCGGTCGCATACCGAGGTTGGTCAGTACGCGCATCTCATCCAGCCTGTGCGGCATGGCAACGAAGTGCTGGCCGTCAACGATCAGCGGTTTCGCCGTCGGTATCAGGGCCAGTAGCTGCTCCGGGTTTCGGGGCCGCACGACCAGCGCTTTTTTCTTTGGGTAGACTAGCATTTTTCGCTTTCTGAATTGCTGCGTCGGCTTCTAAAACGGCGCTTTGCGTGACAACGTTTGGGTTGAGCAGGTGACCCATGAAGATGTTAATCGCTATCTCGCGCTGTTGGGGGGTTGGTTCGTCGTCAATCATTTGTCTCTCCCCACGTCGTACCCGCTGCGCCCCTTGCGCCAGTCACGGTTGGCTTTCTCTGACTGCACCTTGAGGTTCTTCTTGTCAGACGAACCGCCTTCAGAGATCGGGACTTTGTGCGACAGGTCTTTGCCGTCACCGATGGCGACCTTACCCTCTGCGATGGCGTGTCGTCGCGCCTTGCGGCGCTCAACCCCGGCTTCCTTCTGCTCTGGCCGCTTGTTGTACTCGGCCTGGTACTTCAGCTTTTGCGGTGATGATTTAGGCATTTCATTTCTCCAATTGCGAAAGTGTCAAACAGGTGATGAACATGTCGGCCAGTTCTTTGGCATCAGCGCAGATGTACTTTTTCGATATCGCGTACTCGCTCCGCCCGTACTCCAGGACGAAGCCGTTCTCTGCTCGGGAAACACGGAACCGGCCAAGCACGTCTGAATCTGATTGGCCTATGGAGCTGGCGTAGGCAGCGTACTTGTCCTGCTGCACCGCGTTGGCTATGTTGGCTTGCCCAATCGACGCGGAGATACCGCTGCCGGAGAGGGAACCAAAAGTGTTGTTGGTGATCACGGTCCGGAACGCGTCAACGTAGTCGTCAGAGTTTGTCGCCATGCTTTTCTCCTTCGTTGAGGACTTCGAGAAGTTTTTCAAGGTAGTGTTTTCCCTTCGCAATCTCCTGCGCGTTCTGGTCTTTCTGGCCCATGCGCATGATGTACTTCAGCGCGCCGCCACGGTAGTAGCCAACTCGCTGCTCAAGTGGCCAGGTATCGACCACGTCCCACGGCTGCACTCCCATCTTCAGGTAGTGGTCGCCGCCGATCATTCGTTTGCTTGGTTCTTCCATTCGTCCTCCAGGTTGTTAAGTTGCGCAACATCGTCCACGATGATTGCCACTCCACCGGCTTTCCAGATACCGGTGATCTGCCGCTCCTGATTTGCTGACACGTTAGCACGTTTACCCGGAGCTTTGGTCTCAATGGCCATGAAGCGTCCGTGCCAGCAGCACACGAAGTCCGGTATGCCAGTAACCCCCATGCCGTTTTGGACGGGCATGTAGTACCAGACACCTCGCTCCTTGAGCCAGCGCTTCACCGCTTCCTTGACCCGACCTTCAGGTGTCATTGCCATGAGCAGCCCTCGGTTTGCGCAGTTCATCCAGCGCGTGTTCAAGCCGCAGCGCCAGTTCCAGCGTCAAGGCAGTTGTGTCAGGCGTTTTTGTGTTGTAGGCCAAACGCAGCAGTTCTTCATCAGTAAGTGTGGATAAGGGTAATAACTCGCTCATGTAGCCCCCGAAAATTCACATTGGTTTTTCTTGACCGGGCAGTAGTTTTTGCACAGCCCGGATGGTTTTGGCGGAAAAAGTGCTTTCGTGTAAGCGCGCTCCATGCGCTCAACACGCGGCATAAAGTGCTGCCATATCGTTGGTATGTCCTTTCGTGTAAACTGCTGTTTGTCAATTTTTTTGTCCTTCAACCAGACGAATCCGGTCTGAACTTTTTCCAACGACGAGTAGTGCGCAAACGACAGTCCAGCGAACAGCATAAGCTGGTCATTGTCAGGTTTTCGCTTACCGGTCTTCCAGTCTAGCAGCATCGCCTGCCGTCCACTATAGGTGATTACCCCTACATCAACGATACCACGGCACCATGCGGATGTCGAGTCCCATGTGGTCGGCGCAAGCCCAGACGTCACCGCCAGTTGCTGCTCAACCAGCTTGGTTCCTGGCGCGTTGGCGATCATGGCAGCCAGCCCTTCGTACCCTGCGATGGTGATGGGCAGCGGCTTGTTGTCACGCACTCTGTCTTCCAGGTGTTTGTGTACCGTGCTGCCCCACATGGCGGCTTCTCCGGGCCGGTCTTGTACGTCTTTGGCGACCTTGATGTGGTAGTAGCGTTTGGGGCAGGTCTCGAACGACGTAAGGCCGGAGTACGACCAGGGTGGGGTGTTCATGTTTGCAGCTCCATGGCAATATCGTTTATGTTTCGGTCGCCCAAAGGCACTTCGCCTCGCGCCAACTTGTTGTCGATGTCGCGCCAGAACGCAGCAAGCAACACCGCTCGGTCGTCAACAGCCAATCGTTTTTCTGACACCAACGAGCGCTCCCGCGCCATCAGGGACATTCGCATATCACCCCAAATTTGCTCTATGATTTTGGCGACTTTCAGCTGCTCGTCGTACTTGATCGCGCGGCCAACCAGTTCCTGCAAGTCGTTGATGATGATCATGACCGCGCTGCGCACTCTTGTGCGGCGCTCCACTTGCAGCGCCCTGATGCTGATGGTTCGGTACAGCGCATGCAGCTCATCATAGGCGATGCCGGTTGACCCATCCCGCAGCGCTCGGATATAGTCCGCAAACGCGGCCGTGTCCTTGGCGAACGCCTCGATGATGGGCTGCACGACACTGTGTTCGGCAGGCAGTACGAAGGTCTCAGGCATGCGGTTGTATGTCTGCATATAATTGTCTGCAAGGCGCAACCATTTGCCTACGTCCGGTGCGCGCAGTAAGTAGCTGGTGGTGTCGCGTAAGTCCATTGCCGTCTCCATAAGTGTCTACATGTAAGTACTAGCATAGTATAGTTCCTCAGTTGATTCAAGTTCCTGTTACGTTTTGTTACAAACGTGTCATTTCGCTTCGCCGTAGTTACAGGCGATGTCCCCCTCACTCCACAGCACGATGCCAGGTAGCCATGATGGCGGCGTCCGCATAATGCTGTTGACCGTGGCCAGCATGGCCTCTGCCTCGGCTTCCGGCACGACGTACACAAGCTCGTCGTGAACCATGTGCGCTGGCGAATACCCTGTCGCTGCCTGCACCTTGAGCGCATGCTCGGCGATCACATCACGGGCGATGGCTTGCACGATGTTCTCGTCCATCAGTCCCGAGTACACCTTGGACACCTTGCGCCCGGTGCCGTACTTGTACTGCGCACGACCTTTCTCGTCCAGGTCAACAAACAGGCCGGGGTAGTACAGTTTACGCCCGGATGGCAACCTTACACCGTTCTGACATGACCGCACCAGACCACGCGGGTCGGGCGAGAAATTCGTACCGGCATAGATGGCCTTGATCAGGTCCTGGCACTTGCGCCACCCCATTACGATGTCAACGTACTTGATGCGCCACGTCTCCGTCACTCGCCGTGCTTCCGCCTCATCCAGATCAATACCGCCCATGCTCTTGGCTACCTTCTGGAACGTGGACCAGCCAGCGCCGTACCCCAGACCCAACTGGGCGACCTTGGCCAACTGCCGCTGATCTTTTGTAACGGCGTCTTTGAGGACACCAAACAGCGCAGCAGCGAACTCTTTGTACAGGTCGGCCTCGGGGTCGGCAGCATACAACTCGCGGGTACTGGCAACGTCCCACAGGTAGTGGTTGACGCGAAGCTCGATGCCCGACAGGTCAGACACAACGACCCGGTAGCCCTCTGGCGCGCACAGTGCCATGCGCAGCGCGTTAGACAGCTTTGGAATGATGTTGCCCTGCTTGTCGCGGGGGATGCGTGGCAGGTTCTGGGGGTTCCACACCCGACCGCCCCACCGACCAGTGGTGGCCGCATGGTAGGCCAGCGGCACCGGCATCCAGCCATTCATGACGCCCGCGCACTTCATCATCGTAGCGAGTCGTGTTTCCAATAAGGTGGACTTCACAGCGAGCCTGGTTGATGTGATAAGTTGCACGCGCTCATCTTCGTGCTCAAGCAGCGCAGTAAGTGCCTGGTCAGTTTTGGCAAGTGCGTACGTCTCCTTTCCCGTCGTCTTGCTGATTTTCACAGGCGGCTCCACACCCAGCGCGCGCAGCGCCTCGGCGAACTTGGCAGCAGACGCCATCATGGTGCGAACCTCGGCGCTATCAAGTGCGCCAACAACCGGAGCCAGCTCCAGCAACTGCGCTTCTTTGACTTCCTCCGCTTTTGCTAACGTGTCAGCAAGCAGATCGGTATCGCAGACGAACTGGGGGTAGATGATCATGCGCGCCGTCATGTCGGACAGGGCCAGCTCGTAGCGCTGCCACACGGTTGATTGGGTTATGTCGCGCAGGTCTTCCTCACCCTCGGTGTCAGCATAGGCGAACTTCTTGAACAGCGCGTAGCAGTTGTCGGTATCGACCTTGTTGTACTGCGCCATGTCGCGCATCTCCGACAGATCAAAGTCGGCGTACCGCTTACCCTTGGTGCTCATCAGGATGCTGTTGTCCTTGGTTGGCAGACCGTACGCCTCGGACAGCGCCTTCAAGCTGCCCCCGACTTGCGACTGGTGCTTGGCCTTGGACAGGGCCAGCGTGTCGATGAACATCTTGGGGTGCACGTCGTACTTCCACACCAGCAGCGGGTGGTCGAACTCATTGCCGTTGTGCGCGATGGCTGCGGAGTTGGCCCAGTCCAGTGACTTCAAGAACGGACCGACCTCGTCACCGAAGCGAACAACTGTCTCACCGTTGCCCAGCTTGACAGACACGCTGATGACCTCGAACTCCGGCGACTGTATGTACTCCATGAAGCTGATCTTGGACAGGCTGAAGGCGGTCGTGAAATAGGTTTCAAAATCCAGACAGATAGTTTTCATTTCTTCTCCTTACTGCCGGTTGTTTGCACTTCCCATCTATAACCCTTGTGGTGGGTTGCCTTTCCAGCCAAACATCTTTGAATAGCTGCCATCGTGAAACGCCCGGATTTTTGCGCGGCAAGCAGCGACTCAAACGACACAACCTCAACCCCGTTTCGCCCAACAATAGGCGTTTTGTGGCAATGCGGTCTGCGCAGCCCTGACGCGTAGCTGTGTTGTATGTTTCCGCTGCGCGTTACCCACTCAAGGTTCCCAACAGTGTTATTCAGCTTATTGGAGTCTTTGTGGTTGACTTCTTCACCCGGCGCACTGGCTCGCAAGAACGCCCTAGCCACCATCTGGTGAACCTTCCCAGACACTACTTTTCGTGCGCCTCCCACGGTGTAGGTCAGAGTTACCTGCGCATACCCACCTTTGGCATGGTTACAGCACTGCGCAAGGACACGCGTCGGACGAACACGAAGCAAAGTGCCACCACCGCGCAAGCGGTGCTCGTACTCGTACGCCACAACTCTGACGCGCCCAATGTTGCTTACCTGAAACCTGTCAGGCAGCCCCGGTATAGGTCTCCATTCTTCGTTCATTTAATAAAGCCCATCTAAATTTGGCGGTCGGTACGTGCTTGGCTTGGATATTTTTCCGTTCTCGTCAAACGCAAACTCCCCGTCTATGGCTTTTGACCAGTTGGATTCGTTTACACGATTGCACGCTTCGGGCACATTCATGCCAGCGCAGTACCCTGCACCTACGGCGGTCACGATCTGGTCGGCCAGTGAGTCCAGGAACTCTTTGCGGTCTTCGATGCTCGCTGCGATGTCGCCGTTCTTGAGGGCATCAGCCAAGCTTCCGAGAATGGTGAAGGACACGCTTACCAGCCTGCCTTGTTCTTCACCCAACGCCAGCGACACTGTTTCCATCATCTCGACGAATTCCTCGATGTGGCAACCAA